ATAATAAAATTCAGTTGGTTGTAGTTTTGGTCCAAACTCTCTAACATATTGCTGTTGTATCCAATCTTTTGATGCTCCTACATTCATTTTAATTATTCTTTCTAAGATTATACTATTTCACAAGCACCTCCAGCACATGCAGCTTCTCCTCTAAGGTCAGTATTATCTTGTAACTCAATAACTTTTGTAAGATCAACATCTGTTAATGATTTAACTAATCTTTCAAAGTCTTCTTTTGTACAATCTTCAAAAGGAGCCTGTGTGTAAGTTCCTCCGTTGTATGGTAATACCGAAAGTCCGTTATAGAAGTCTCTATTATTCCACATCCAATCACCAACTAATTCCCACTCATCTTCTTTAATTGAAACTGTTGCTGATACGTTGTGTGTGTTTTGACCGTTTCTATGACCAGGTTTAATCCATTCTTGAGAAACCTTCTTAACTCTCTCTAACATCTGAAATACTGACTCGTGTCTAACAATTGAACCTTCAGGTGATCTTTGTGGGATAGTAATTACCGCAGTATCATGTGGTCTAAAGTATTCATCTTCAATTAATTCAGGATGATTAATTGCTAAGTATGAATAGATTGATTCATTTTTTCCAACACGGATTCTTCTTAAATAGTAATCATTATGCCAAGCATGAATACCCGATGATGTTCCCAATACCAATGATGAGGTACCTGATGGTTTAACCGTTGTTGTTCTTGCGGATTTGTTGATTTTAATAAGACCTGCAACTCTTTCGTTTTCTTCTTTAACCATCTTAGCCGCTCTTTTCATATCATAACCCAACACGACACCTGAACCAATACCTGTCATACCTACACCGATAAGTGCGTCTTTTTCGGTTGTTCTTTTCCAAATATCTCTTAAATAATGGAAGTCAGTGTATCCAGCTTGTAGCGTACCAATGAATGATGCCGCTATAACTCTTTTATCAAAGTCTTCTTGTGATTCAATATCCGAAGCATTTACCTCACATAAGTTACAGAATTGGAATGGGCGAAGTGCAATTTCACAACATGGGTTAGTACCCCAATCTTTATCATTAGATAAATAAATTCCTGGTTCACCCGCACCTGATAATTCAATACGTTTCCAAAGATCCATAAAGAATTCTTTTGTGATTTTGTGACGAAGAAGTACTGCTGAGTTATTAGCTCTACCTCTTTGTGCGTTTTGTTCCCACCAACTTCCTGATTTACAAGAAATCATTTCTTCATCATCAGCCGAAAATAATGAGATAAGTGCTGCTCTTCTAATACCACCCGCAAGTACTGCATCCGCAATATGACATACGATATCGTGAGTTTCAATAGGTGTTAATCTTTCACCATCTTTTTTGTTATCCAACACTTTTGTTATGTGGTGAATACAATCTTTAAGTGGTTGAGGTCCGGGAGCCTTTCCTCCTGATGTTACAAGGTTTGCTCCTTTGTGTCTAATATCTGAAAAATCAAATACAGGTGTTGATGATTTATATCCCAAGTATGATTCCATTAATACTTTAATAGCATCTGCCCATCCTTCAATAGAGTCACCAATTAAGTAACGTCTTGTTCTTTCAGGGTTTGGTTTTTTTATTTCTGGTAGTTTTTCAACGTGGTGTTTTTGAACTGAGTACCCAACTCCTGTTCCACCTAAAAGTAAAAACATAGTTTCAGAAAATGCATCTACATGATCGATTGGCATATATGCACAGTTGTAAACTCTGTTTGGTGAGATTTCAATCGGTTTTCCACCAAATTGTAATGACCTCATTGAAGGTAATACTTTTTTATCGTACACCATTTTATATACCTCTTCTATCTCATCTTTGATGTGTGGGTACTTTCTTTGGTGCATCTCTTTGTTACGTGTTACCAACTCTACCCAAGTCTCTCTCCTGTTCAATTCAGGTTGAAACTTAGCGTATTTCATAAAGACAGTAATGTCACTTAATATTTTTTGCGAAATATCCATTTTAATTCAAATTTAATAATTTATTTTAAGATTCTTGTTGTTCTTTTTGTTTTTTTCTTTCTAACAGTTCTTTTATTCTGTTCCTATTCTTTTCTTCTTTTTGCTCCTCGTGGCCAAGGAATGTTACACTTTGTTCAGTGTCTATATCTAACATGCCGTTATCAAACTTACAATTTTCAAAGATAATTCCATCTTTCCCAATTCTTGATTTAGTTATTGCTATTGTTGCTAAGTTCATCTCTTTTTGTTGTAATGATTTTGCAACCGTTATAATAACGTGTCCAACTTGTGCTTTTTTAATTGACCCACCCATTTGGTCTGTAGTAACGACCTCAGATGAAATTGAATTTCTATTACCTTGTGTTGCCGTCCATCCTGCAATATCCAACTCATGACACATAGCTTCAAATCCTCGCATTACCGATCCTTCACTCTTCCATTCATCACCTAACATTTTGTCAGGAACTACACAATCAATATAATCTAAAATAATCATATCGACTTTAATACCTTCTGCGATCATTTTTCTTACTTGATTTTTAATTTGATTCATAGTTACGGTATCAGATGCCAATTTTTTCATAATCAACTTATTTTTTCTTGTTGATTGAAGTTCTCGTACTTTTTCCATAACTTCTTTTCTATTTTCAGAAAGATCGTCAGGGTGTATTCCTGTCCAAAGTGTAAAGTGTTTTCTTTGGATAATTTTTGGGTTGTCTTCAAAAAATATCTGAAGAACATTATACCCTAAGTTAAATGCGTGGTTAGCAATCTTTGTTGTAAACGTAGATTTACCAACACCGGTTGGTGCCAAAATTACACCAATTTCACCTTTAGCTAGACCACCTTTTAATAGGTTATCTATACCAGGTACTCCAATAGGTATTGGGTGTCTATAATCGTCATCCAATACCTCATCAATATTAAAGAACACATCAGTTGTTCCCTTATCTACTTCACCAACTTGAAGTGCTCCCCTTACCATTTCTTCTAACTTATCATAACTCTCGAAATCACCTTTATCGATGATTGATTGAGCCTTGGTCATTACTTTTTGGAGTTCTTGTTGTTTACAGAATTTAAGGGACTTTTCTTGAACAAATATTGAACCTTCGTCTGATACGTTCTTAACCTGATCTAATGTGTCTAAAACGCTCTTTTGAGCCATCGGTGAACTGATTTCTGACTTAGTCAACTGTTCAAGGGTATCAAATGTCGGGGTATGCTCATAGTTCGAATAGTACTCCTTAATCATTTGACAAATGATTTTAAAGTATTGGTTATCGAAGTAGTGAGGATCAATAACTTCAATTATGGAATTAGAGAAATCTTTGTATGTAATTATATTATTTAATAACTGAATTTGAAAGGTATTTCCTAAGTATCCGAAGTTCTTTTTGTCTGACATATTGTATTGATTTTTGTTCCTTGTTTTAATAAATATAGTTAAGCGAACGAATAATTAAGGTACCGATAAGATAAATTTTTGTCTGATAAAATGTCAGTTAATTCTCTTAAAATGTTTTTTATGTCTGGGCGTATGTCCAGTGTGTATCTCACCTTTGGTGGGTATAATTTCGCATCAATAACTCTATGACAAATTGTCTTATTTCCGACCTTTAATATTATGTTAAATATCTCAGGCCCATCTGTGTTTGATGTTTCTAAAACGCTTGGGTCTTCTTCGATTTGGTATCTATTGTCTAACATATATACCATACACTTGTTTCTCAATTTTGTTTGTAATGACTCAGATAGATACTTAACGTATTCATACAAATCAACTGATTTTTCAGCCCTTTCTTCATATCCCTTTACGTTAAAGAATCTTTGTACCACAAAATTATTGTTAAGTGTAATTAGAAACTCAACCTTTGTTACATCATTCTGCTCTTTCATAATTTTACTTTTTTGTTTTAAACTTTGTTTTTTCTTTTCTTGTTAACTTTAAAAATGGTTTTAAAAAATATACCCACTGTTCATCCCCTTTTGGTAGGTATTTAAATAATCCGTCATACATCATCATCCGAATTAAATTCTTATAACCTCTTCCGTCAGGATCCAATGACTCAGAGTAATAAGATTCAACTAATTCTTTTCCTTCTTCACTAATTAATGGTTCCGATAAATCTACAATCTTTTTATTGATTTCAAAAAACTCGTCACCAAATATACCTTCTTTTGTTTTACCCGTCAGTAAATTTTTAAGTGCGGTATTATCTTTTTGTTCTTTTAGAAGTTCTTCACCTCTCGTTAAAATATCGGAAAAACTAACCTCTTTATCAAGTAGCTCAGGAAATAATTTAACGATAGTCTTCTCACCTAAGTAATATATTCCATCTATATTATCTGATTTGTCACCAGATATTATCTTAAATGTTTTTACGTTATAGTGTGGGATTTCTATTTCATGTAGTTTGATTTTATCTCCGTTCTTATAATACTTTTTGGTGTTAGGTGAAAAGATTGTAACATCTTCAGAGATAAGTTGTGTGAGGTCTCTATCTCCACTGAAAATTGTTTTATCTTCGTCTTTTGAAATTTTGCAATAATATGCGATGAGGTCATCGGCTTCAGAGTTTTCAAATTCAACTTGTCTAACAAACATTTCTTCCAAGTATTCTTTTACTCTTTGTTTTTGTTTGTTAAATGATTGTTCTTTAAAATCTTCTGTAACACCTTTTCGGTTAAGTTTGTATTTTGGGTAGATTAACCTTCTTTGGGATGTACTAGTTTCTCCGTCCCAAAACACAATAACTTTGTTGAAGTTTTCATTTTCTATGAACCTACGTAATGTGTTAAGGAAATGCCAAATACCTCCTACGTGTTCCGTGCCATTAAAGTAATCTTTAACTCCGTGAAATCCAATTTTTAATAAATTATTCCCGTCTACTAATAGGGTTTTTGTCATTTCTGTAAACTAACAGGGTTCTTACTCAACTTCTTCTTTTTCTGCCTTTAAATCAAAGTCACCATCAACACCGATGATTTCTTTCCAATACTCAGCATAATCTTTTTTGTATTGTTCAATGGATGCTTTTTCTTCAGACGCCTCTTTACCCGGTAAAAATCCATGTGGTGTTACAATAATTTTACCATCTTCAAAACCAAGACCATTAATGTGGTTTTTCATTACGGACACTTTTGTTCTTGAAGCAAACTTTACTGTACGTTTGTCTTTAGTTGCCGTAATCTTTGTGGTTCCCGCACCTTTTTGATTTCCAAATAAGAACACCAAAGATGAGTTTAACCAAATTGCTTCACCACCTTTCGCTTTAATTTTTGGTTGCCCAAATGGATTGTCAGGTAATTCCACCCAAGGTTGATTAACAATAATCAAAGTGTTTTCATATTTAGAATCCGCTTTACGAGATCCTGAAATACGTTGGTTGATTCCCATTCCAATCTTGTCGGCTAATACACTTGCATTGTGTTGTTTACCACCTTTACCTTCATAAGTCATCTTACAAGGAACTGATCCAACAGAATCCCACATGATACATAGTGAATAGTCTAAATCTCCTTTTTCTTGTGCATCTAACAAATCATTAATGTAATCTGTAATTTGTTCAATGTAATCAAAATTATTATTAAAGATATAAAAACCATCCCATTCTAATTCTCCTGTTTCGGTATCAACAACTTCATCACATTCAAACCCCATAAGTTTTGCATGTTCAAAGGACCATTTTTGTTCAGTAATAATGAACACAGGAAGGACTCCTTTCTTTTGTGCGTCAACTGCCGTTTTAACTAAGGCAGTTGTTTTACCTGTATCACTATGACCTAAAAACATATTAATGTGTCCCATTGCAGGTCCCGGTAAACCAACAGCATCTAAGAACGGTTCACCTAAATCAAAGAACCTTTGTGGTTTATATTTTGCGGACGTAGAAAACTTTTTCTTTAATGAACTAAAGTCATTCTTTTTAATTGCCATTTTCTTGTTCTTTTTGTTCGTTTAAAATTTTTAACATTTCTTCAGTGATTTCAAACTTATCATCTATTTTAACATTGTATTTATAAACAGTTTCCAACATTTCAAGTTTGTCTTTTGCGTTTGTCATCTTTTCAACAAACTTATCCATTTCTTCTAAATGTTGTGGGTGTTCTCCAATACCAACGGAATTGTTTAGATAAACTAAAAGTGTTGCCTCAGATTCGGCCATTTCTGACCTATATTTCAAGGTCAGGGCTTCATACATTTTTTGTGCTATTTTATTCATATATTAATTTTTTAAAAAGGTAATTCTTCAGATGGCTCATCATTTGCTTGTGGATCAACAATAGGTGTTTCTTCTTTTTGAGTCCCTCCACCTAATGAAATCTCAGCCTCTTCACCATATACATATTTTTTAAGTTCAGAGTTCCAAATTGGTGTTTCTCCTACAGCGACCGCTTCTAAATATTCAACAGGTTTTTTAGAATAAACGTCCTTCCAAGTTAATTCGTCTTGTAACCATCCTTCCATAATTTCTTTGTCAGTATGTAATGGTGCGGGATCATCATACATAATTGTTTGAACAACCGTATATTCTTTACCTTGTGGTGTTTTTGCTTTAATTAATTCAATAATTAAGTCTCTACCTTTTTCTGAATCGGTCACATCACCTTTTGCTTTCCAAATAGGAAGAATTTTATCTAACACACCTTCTTGTTTGTAGTTGTGTTTGAATCTCCAAAACTTAACACCATCTTGTTCGTTATCTCTATCAATAACTTTTACAATATAAAATAAACGTGAACGGTATTGAGATGCCAATTCTTTATCTTCTTTTTTACCTGTAGAAATTAATTCGTTATAAACTTCTGTTAAAGGTGATCTTTCGTTGTCGTTTTTTTCGGGGTCATACAACTTAACCCACTGTCCGTTTACTTGAATCTCGTGATACCAAACTTCAACAAATGGTGATGACCCATCTTTT